TCCACGTGATCAAGCGTAATGATGTTCTCGTTCTTCCAGTTATCTACATCAAGCACACCTACCTGTGTCAGTGTGTTACCTAGCTCGAAGGGGTCCATGATAGTCTTGCCATCACGTTTAGTTGTTGTGTTCTCTACATCCAATACATTACGCAAGGTACTGACTCCGTTCACCGTCTAGCTCACAGTGTACTACACCGTGCCATCCACCTTTCAGTTTGTTCTTGGCAATGTTGAGGTGACGTTGGTTACTCTCTTCGTCATCCTGACCCTCAACAGGTTTGTTCTTACTGATCAGTACCATCAGGTCAGCCTCTGCTGCCTTGCCTGTCTTCGATCCTTCTAGCATAGATTGATCTACACGTACCATACCTTCAGCTACAGCAGATAGCTGTGACATCCAGATGATTGCACACTTGTATTGCTTAGCGATATTACGTGCGTGGATAGCTGCTTCTTTCAGATACACATCTGACTTGTCACTTGTCTTGGCTGCAAACTTATCACCCATGTCTAGTACTACAATGTCTGGCTCGTATGCTTTTACGATAGCCTCTACCCATGACATGTCTTTACCTGTGCTATCCTTGATAAAGATGTTCTCTTTGACAGGCTTGTAGCGTAACGCAGCGACAGGCATGTTGTTCTTAACTTCATCCATGCTCATGCTAGTAGCTGCACTAAGGTAACGTGCGCCAACACGTTCATAGCTTTCCTCGTTACAGAGGATCATACACTTAGCGCCTTGGTGTGCGAAGCCATCTGGTGCAGCGATAGTGCTAGCGTGGAAGCTAGTCTTACCTGTGTTAGGACGTGCACCTACAACAACTAAGTGACCACCACTAATACCCTCAACCTTACGGCGTAGGGATGGTATGTTCCACTTCCATTGTGACTGGATGTCGTTAGCTTCAAGCAATGTCTCAATGCTGATGTCATCCCAATCTACTTTGAGGTTAGGCATGAAGTCATCTTGATAGTCACGCAGTAAGTTACGCAATGGTTCAAGTGTGTTCTTGCTACCGTTAACATAGTCAAAGCCAAGGTTAGCAATCTCTTCACCGACTACTTGTTGGAATAGCTTAGACAATACATCATCAGCTATCTCTTTGTTGAGTGGGTTCTCTCTAGCAATCTTGTTGAACAGATCACGGAACGCTTCTTTGTTAGCTGTGGTCATGCTGTTGTTGCCAGCATAGAAGAGAGCTTCTAACTCAGATGGAGTCAGTGTCTTCTCATACGTATCCATAGCATAGTCTAGTGTCTGCTTGATCTTACGTACATCTTTAGTGAATATCTTATCAGGGCAACGGATACCCTTGTGGTTATCATAGAACTCTTTGTCCATAAGTGTACGGATAAGTGCTAGTTCCATCATGTCGTGTCTCCTCTAAGACTGTGGCTAGGCGTACTCTTTCTTCTTTGTGTACTGCCTATCCTGTATTTCCTTCTGTAAGTATGCGATCTCACACTGGATCAACTTACGCTCATATGCTTCAAGCTTAGGGTGCTGAAGCTTAGCTTGCCATTGCTTTAGTTCTTCTTGTAGCTCTTTCATTTCACATCTCCTTGTGACCAGTAGTCCCAACTTTCAATATGCCCACCGTCATATACAGCGTCAAGTGCATTGTCAAACTTTTTGTTATTGATGTACATGCGACACGCTTCTAGTACTTCGTCAACAGGTAGGTCAACGTAGACATAACCAAGCGGTACACGGGTATCAACGATTGCTGTTTTTGGCGGGTTGGAATCTTGCATAGAATGCTCCTTCAGGTGACTTAAGTGCAGCCATGATGTCTAGTAACTGCTGATATGTTATAGATATAATCTCGTGTCTGTTTAACTCTTCGATGAACTGGCGAAGGAATACTATCCCATCATCAGCTATGATAACTTCGATGTCCTCACATGTATCCGATTCATCTAGTGACTTAATGATAGATGCATCAGGTTCAAACTCTACAGTATACATTACTCTTCCTTCTCGTACCTTATGTGATCTTCTATAAAATCATACACAACCTGGATGTCTAGCTTAGCTGCTGCACAGTATAAGACTAGCTTCAGTCCTTCTTCTTGCAGTAGCTTGGCACAGTTACTATCAAGGCGGAATTGGTAGGTGGCACTGCCATCCTCGTGTTCCTCTACCTGTTCAACTCCAATCATCCCAGTCATATCAATCCTCATAGGCTCTGAGTGCTTCCCAGGATACAGGGAATAACTTCGCCATCTCATCATCTATATAGTTAGCCACGATCTGTGTTTCAAGTTGTGTGTCAGGCTTACATCGTAGGCTGCACATCTTATGCATTGCTTTCATAGTGCCTGACCAGTACCACTCTGTCATCATCGACTGTGGTAGCACCATACGTGCTTGCTCTGGTGCTACACCTTCATCAAGTAGCTGCGTATATACACCTAGCATCGTGTCATTAAAGTAAGGTACGTTAGCGTTACTCTTAACAATACCATCACTACCCTGCTTCTTGTCTTCACTACGCCCACGCCAAACATCAGGTTGATAAAACTCAGGCTCTTCATCCACGTATCGTCTACTTATTTCGTTCCAAATCGTGTACTCATGTTTCTGAAGCTGACGAGCTACAAAGATAGGAGCTTTGACGTGGAAGGTAACAAACGTGTGGTTGAATGGGCTGTAGTGTTTGTGCTTGGCTAGATACTTGATCAGCTTGTCATCCTTAAACTGCAGTACCTTTGGCTCACCATTGTGTACCCTTGACATCCAGTCTGACTTCTTACCAAAGCTTACTCGTGCAGCGTTCACAACTGACAGGTCAGATCCCATGTGGTCTATGTAAGTTACTTCAATCATTCATCTAATATCCATTCTTCTTTTACAACAGATTGATATAGGCTATGTCCTGTATCGTCTAACGTTAGAGGGTTACAGAAAGGGGAACCCCATTGCTTCCATCCATCATCTAGCTTTTCTTGAATTATCCTATTAAGTGCTGCTGCACTATTAGCAGACAACAATTCATAGTGTTTCCTTTTCATTTCTTCTATCATACCATCTCCTTAAGTTTAATTATATCAGACTCTACCTTATACTTCAGGTCATCGTCAAGTCGTAATGCTCTTGTGTCTAACCCTGTCCATGACTCTATCTCTCGCTTGTATGCCAAGGTCTTGTGTGCAGCATCAGGGTCTAACGCTACAATTATCTTGTAGTAATCCTCTAAATGTTTCATCATTGTAACATTAAGTGATGTACCAAGGATAGCTAGACCAGTCAAACCTGGTACAAGTTTAGCTGCTGATACTGCACTAATGACATCCTCTACTAGAATAACTACACCATTGGGTTTACCTACTGTACGTTTGTATACGTCAGCTACCCCACTGTATCTGTACCACTTTGGTATAGCTCCATCTAACGCACGTCCTACTGCATCAATGAGTCTACCTTCATGTCGTATTGGGAACACAGTGCGTCGATCTTTGACATCATACATCAAGTATTCATACTCTAAGTCCCAGCGCTTGACAAACTTAGTGTGTAGTGAATGCTCTGCGCTGGGTGTGACTACATGTTCAGGCCACGTAAGCAATTCTTGTTCCTCCTTTGCGGATGTAGTACGTGGGCGTAATCTACCCATGATCTCCTCTGCTGTCATGCCTGTACTGGTTGCACCTTTGATGCGACAGTCAAGCTTGTAGCAGTTGTATATTACAGTGCCATCCTCTTTGGTAGCAGTGAATGTGTTCTTACCACCACACCAAGGACAGGTAGCACGGTATTGCATTCCTTCTTTTATATCAAGACCTTCGATGTAGTTCTTAACGTTCTGCATGAAGTCTTTCCTCTTCGGCTAGCATCTCTTGTATGGTTGCTTTGATAGCAGGGTCTACCTTAGCACGTTTCTTTATGTTCTCTTCAGCAGGTATGATCTGCAGGTTACCACTCCAGTGTGGACCACCATCTGCTAAAGGCCACATATGATCTACGTGATGTTCTACACCTGTAGTTTTACTTATATTAATACAAAGTGTGTAGATCGCTTTTAATCTTTTAGATTCTAGATCACAATACTTTACAAAACTAGGTATAGAAGAACGTTTAATAGCTTTACGTTTTGCATTCCAATGGCTTCGTTTTGCCTTATTGTTTTTAGCATATGTTTTTGCGTAGTCTCTAAGCTTCTGTCTGTTTTTAGCTCCGTACTCCTTCATCTTATTTAACATACGTTCTCTATTATTTGCTCTCCATTCTTCTGTTGTCTTACGTACTTTCTCTTTATTGTTTTTACGATACTCTGCATTTATTTTACTTTGGCATGTCTTACAGTAAATATTTACACCGTCTTTAGTTTGTTTATGCTTATAAAAATGCTTTAAGTCTTTTACTTGCTGGCATATCTTACACTTCTTCATCACGTCCTCCTCTCTTAGCTAGTGCAGTCTTAGCACCGCTGAATGTATTTACTAAGTAAGGGTTAACTGATTCAGTGCTACGGTGTCCACTGACTTGCATGATCTGAGCCAGGTCAGCGCCACCCTCTACCATCTCAGTGATAGCAGTGCGGCGTAAGTCCATAGCAGTGATATTCTTTGGTAGTCCTGCAGCATCCTTGACTTCGTTGATAGCACCATCAATCTGGTCTACTGGGTAAGGCACATAAGCTCCTGCTACAGGCGTAGTCTTAGGTGCTACGTAGGTCTGGAACCCAAAGTCATCCTTCTGCTGCTGTAGCATGGCACACAGAGCCTCTGGGATAGGCAAATGAACGTCTGCTCCACGCTTACTTTGTGTTAAGTCTATGCGCTGGGCATCGAAGTCAATGTGATCCCAAGTCAAGACACGCATATCACCTACACGTTGCGCCCATTCGTAGGACATGTGTACAATTAACCCAATGCTACGCCACTTGAAGTCAGAGTATGCTGTGTCAAGAAAGGTTGACACCTGATCACGTGACCACTTAACCTTGCGTGGCTTAGGGTTCTCAGTCTTGATCAGTCTTACTGGATCGTTCTCCATAACGTCAAGGCGCATACAGTAACGCCACGCTGTGCTGAGTGTAGCCTTACGATAGTTAGCTGTGTGTGCACCTATCTGTAGCCACTGCTGATATGCTAGGTTAGTATGTCTAGCCTTGAGTGAACGTGCACGGTAGCTACCAAGAGGCTTACCTTCTACTACAGTATCAAGTGCTTTCTCTAACTGTGCAGAATACTCACGCTGTGACTTACTTGATAAGCGTTTATAGTTATCGCTGTTCAAGTAGTAGTACACAATGTCACGTACACTAGCTGTCTTGCCTGGGATATTAATTACCATTTTCTCCTCACTTTCCAGTAAACCCAACACTCTACGCAGTGGCCTTTGCCTAGCAGTAGGTCAATGAAGTATACTATGTTAGGCTTACCCTCTTTCTGCCACTGGTGGTTCCTTGCGCTGAACGTCTGGTTGTTTTGACCTCCTAGTAGTACGTTGATCAGTACGCTCAGACTCGTCAGTACTCTCTTTAGGTATCTTGCCAATCCAGTGTGTAACATCATCTGTCGGGTCATCTTCTTCGGTTCCTACCATCTCCGTTACCTTTGTTTGTATCGTATATAAACCATACGAAAGCTACTAAGTAAATAATTATGAACAGTGCAGGTATTACATACATATCTTAGAACATTGGATACCAGACATCGCCGTTATCCTGAGCCTCCTTAACATGTTTCAGTTCATTGCGTAGGTGTGCAACATCATCATACTCACCCATCCAATCAGCATCATCAATCTGTTGTTGCAGTTCGTTGTGATAACGATGGATGTTCTTTAGGTTCTCTACATTATACTTAGGCATTGTGTTCTCCTTATTTGATAAACGATACGCTATACTCTGCACCATCAAGACGGAATGTCAAGACACTATATTCGTACTGGTCACGTTCTACTTCACGGTATGTCTCAACAGTCTCGCATTGTAGTTCATCACGGTAGCCTGTCACTACCTGTTCAGTCTTGTTGCGTTCTGCTCCTGCGACACCACCGATCACAGCACCTACTCCTGCACCTTTGTCATTACCTGTGAGTGCCTTGCCTAGTAGACCACCAATGATCATACCACCTAATACATCACCACCGTCTGCACTCTTCTTGCGTGTCTCATATACTGGAACCTGGACGGTTTCACATACACGTTTAGTTTCTGGTACTCGCTCTGTGTAATACGAGTAGTGATCTTCTATTGTACCTGTCACTGATTGATCAGCTAAGATAGGTGTAGCTAACAGGCTAGCCATGAGTGTGTAGTTAAGCGTTGACACGTTCCACCTCCGCATACCAGTTCTTACTCTTAACAGCTAGCTTGTATGCTTCTGCTCTGTTACCTGTACTGTACCAACAGATAAGTTTACCATCGGTGTCAAAGAATTGTACTCTGTAAGTCATTGCTGTGTCTCCTTGTGCATGTACTTGATGACTATCTTTTTGTTGCGGGATATGATGACAACCTTACCATCATCATCATACCCTATGTATTTACCATTATGCTGCATTATGTTCATCGACTAACACATAGCGTGTGTAGCGTTGACCAGTTACAGGATGCTTAGACTTAACACCGTCGATGCGGTAGCCTAGCTTGCGTAGTTCACTGATACGCTTGGTGAAAGACTGGATAGAGTAGTCAATCATTGCCTCACGTACAGTCAAACCTTTGGTAGCACGTAAGTGTTTTAGGATGATGTTGTGTTGGTGTTTCATTAGTTTGTCTCCTTTTTAACTGTAACTAAGTTGTTTCTTACGATCTCTTTCCATGTATAGGATGTTGTATTGCCTACCATACATTTCCAGTATCCGTCAATAGTTTGTTTTATCATGAGGTCTGCGATAGTCATGGCTGCATCAATGTCATACCCATGCAGCATCATGGTCTTGTCTCCTCGTGTAAATGTGTAAGTCATACTAACTCATCCTCCTTTACGTTAGCTTCAAACACTGCACGTGCAAACCCTCGTGGTGTAGCACTGCGTATGTCTTTCGTGCGCTGGGATTTACCGCCCAACTTTAGGTGTTGTTGACTATATCCGTCAGGCTTTTGTGTCGGACGTTTGGGTGGCATAGTGAAGCCTCCACCTGTCCATAGGCATGTCTTCTTAGTGTAGCGATCCTTGGGTGCAATGTAGTCAGGCCACCGTGGATGTTCTGCCTCTGCGTCAGGGATGTACTCGCCATACTCGTATGGGTGGAATGAGTGGTCAGGCTTACGCCACAGCGTTGCTAGTCGTGACACAGGATTCTCTATGAAGTATGGAATGTCCAGTGCCTCGAACAGTGATGCACACCACCGTGCATGATTGCTTGCTTTGATCTGAAACTCAGGATCAGCCATACGTTTACGCTCGAAGTGTGCCGCACCTGATACAGCTAGATCAGTACAGACAGGGAATGCCATGCCGAATACTACGTTTGTACCTGTGAATGTACTTTGCAATGATGCAATCACATCAACGTTATGTAGATCAGTATGAACATAGCGGATCATACCACCACCATCATAGTGTGTAATACTTAGCGTGTCTGGATCGTGTTGGATGTCAAAGGCATAGCAAGTATACCCTGCTTTTGCCCAAGGCTTTAGTGCCTCACCTGTAAAGTCATACAGTGATAGTACGATACCTTTGCTCATAGTTGTACCCTCTCGTCTGCTCTGTCTGTGTATGTGCATACACCTTCGTCAATCAATCGCTTGGCTGTGCGTCCATACCAACCTTGTAACTTCCACGCCATGCCTGTGTCAATCAAGTATTGCCATGCTTCTGTTTCTTCTTCATTGTCAGCAGTCACTAGCTGCTCACATATCTCAATCGCTAACTGTAGATTCATAACGTCACCTCGTCTTGTGGTACTTCGATGCCTAGCAGTTCGCATAGCTTGTCGTATGTTTGCTGACCTGAACTGGACATTCTGTCGTAGTCCCAACCTAGATCAGCTACTAGGATTAATACTTGATCTTTCTTACTAAGTTTACTCATGACTTACCCTCCAATGCTTTCCATAGTTTCTTCCAATCACCATCATAGGCTTTGCGTTCTAGTAATACTTTACCTGTGTCACCACTCATAACAGTGATTGCACCATTGTAAAGATACACTTGTATGTTAGCTGCTCCACGTTCTAGTTTCATTGTGTCGCCTCCTCTTGCGAATCAATCCAGTCCTTACAGTCTGTCTTTCTTGGTAGGCTTAGTATCCACTCGCCTTTATTGTCAAGCACTCGCCAATCTAAGCCTGTGTTAGCTTCATATCCGTCTACAGTGTATCCCTTATAGGAGTACAAGCTATTCCCTATGCGTTTCATTGTGTTGTGCCTCCTTAGTGTTTAGTGTAACTGATGTTAAGTACT